ACTACCGATTATCTCAGGAGCGCCATAGTTCCCGCGATGGTCCACTTGGGATTGCTTCCAAGCGATTCAGCATCACAGATCCGCGGGAAAGGCCGTATCGATGCTCTCAGGACGATAGAGAGCATCCAAGGAATCCAAGCGAGGGAGGCTTGCGAGTCCTTGATCTCTGGATACAAGTCTAGTAAGTCCCCAAATCGAAATCCGATTGCGTCTGACATAACTGCTCAGATCTCAGGCATAATTCAAAATGCCATGGCAAGCAGTTCGCCATCGGTATCCAGCACAGAAATACAAGAGGAGATCGATGACAGGCTACTGCCCGTCGTGGATCGCATTCAGGATCTAGAGAAAGAGTATCAGGAATTCAAGGACACGTTCAGGTCTAACCCTTCAAGGGTAGCGAGAGGAAAAGTTCAGCAAGCAAGTTCAGATAACTTGATATTGAAAAGAGTTCTGCCGTTCTACCCCGACCAAGGACCTTGTCTCAAGACTTTGGTTACAANNCCGCCTAGCTACGGTAAGAGCTACTCGATCCGCAAGCTTGGCAAGGCATATGATCTTTACCTTGAGCATGGCTGTTCAGATAGTATCGATGAAGAGACAACGTTGATAGGAAAAACAATTCCTGATGGCAACGGAGGTTTTGCTGTTGTCGATGGTGTATTGACAGAAGCAGTACGGTCCGCATCAAAAGGAAATCGAGTCCTCCTTTTTCTGGATGAGGTTCTGAGATGGCCGATTGTATCTCAGGAATTCCTTCTTTCATTTCTAGAACCACATAAAGGATCGTCAGGAGATTCCGAATACGTGCTTCGAACTTTGAAGATGCAAAACGGTAATTCGGAATTGATCCGTTGCAATGTTAAGAATCTTCACATCGTCGCCGCTGGTAACCGTAGTGCTAATGCAATTACAGAAGCTTTCTGGTCCCGTTGGCATAAAGTGAACATAAAATTCGATGTTACGGAGTTCGCTGGTATCTGTAAGCAGATTGCGGATACGTACGACGTGGTTATCGATCCAGGAGAATTTGCCGTATCCGCTAGCCTCTCAAGAGATCGTTTCAATGAGATGAGGTTGAAAGCGCCTATTGATTGCAGGACTTTAGTGAATGCGATTGAATGGGCGGGATCATCTGATTGGAGTGTAATCAAATCCTGGATACTAGACGGCTTAGAAGATCAACTCGTTGAGAGTGATGCTAGGACTGGCGATCCTTTGCAAGATAGTTTAGACGCTGTTCAAGAAGTAAAGAACTCATTGAGCTAAGTAACCAAAAAATAAATACAATGATTAGTCACACAAAGATAGTAAAGGCCATTCGCTCTGAATGGCGGAACAAGACAGGGAAGCAAAAGATCGGCAAGCTCCGAGAGTTGCGTTCAGATTCTGGATACAGAGTCAGGGCTCAGGTTCTCAAGGATCTTGAAACTGCAAGATGGTTTTTTGATGGGAACCATCAAATCGAGGTTGGGCAAGAGTCTGATGGTATGGTGAATCCTGATACAATCAAAAAACCTAACAAGCTTCATGGATTCTTGAAAAGCTTGCTATGGCATGAATGCGCACACGGTCGGTACTCAAAAGATGATCGGCTTCCGATTCCTGTACTAGGAAAAAGACTACAGGATGAAGGTTGTCCTTTCTACGTGTTCAATGTAACGGAAGATTGTTACATAGAAAGAATGGAACAAGTTAGGACAGGCGATCGATTCGGTTGGAAGAATTACATTCGCAGTATTCCAACGGATACAGGTGATCCTTGCCAGTACTTGCTCACATTGAAATTCAATGAGGCGAAGACTTGGAAAAGTTGGACTCAGCAAGCTCCGAAATGGAAAGGAGTAAAAGAGGTGACCTTCCGTAACCAAAAAAAGAATACAACTTATGTTCTAAAATGGTTCTACGATTTCTTGACAATATCCGCACTTGATCTCGAAACTAGATTGAGTCTAACGATTGAGTTCTACAAGGTATTCAAGGATCAAATACGAAGAGATCACTCTGGCATTGGTGACGTTGGATGGTACGATGATTCAATCGGAGGCATGAGAGATCCCGATGCGCCAAAACGCCACAACCTGAACAACAACCCCAAGGGTACGTATTCAAAACACAATGACATGGACTGGGATCTTTGGCCATACAAGTCCTCACTCGAAAAAGGTACTGAACTCAGGAATCGCATTTGCGGATCAATGACAAGTATCTCATGCAACAAACGAATTGCAAGAGGAAGATCCGCTTCGACTGGTTCCAAGATTCGTATTCAGTCCGCAATCACAGGATCTGGAAATCCGTTTATGGGAACTGTAAAACGAAAAATGAAAAGGAAGCTTTTCGTTGTGGTCGACATGTCAGGATCAATGGCAGTACCGTTAAGGCATCTAGGAGGCATTGAGTTCGTATCCGCTTTGCGGTTACTGGACGAGAAAGGTGTTGCTGATGTTCAGATCGTTTTCACATCAGAGGACATGATCGGAGACATGAGTAAAGTTCCTAGCGATGATCTGATGAAGGCGAGCACATCACCTCATCGGGAATCCATGCAGTCTTGCTTGGTACGGTACAGGTCTTGTATGGAAGATGCGGATACAGCAGTAATCTTCACTGATGCTGCGATCACTGACGATAAAACTGACTTTGACAAGTTCAGAGGCAAAGTCGATTTGATCGGATGCTGTCTAAGAGATAAATCGAAATCATTCGATTATGCGCAATCCATGAAAAGGTGGTTCAGTACTATCGTTGTAAGTGATAACCCAATACAGCTAGCTAGGCTGATCGCCGACAAGCTCAACGGGTAAATCATCCAAACTCTGAATACAGCTCACAGGCTTCGGCCTGTGGGCTTTTTTGTGTGTACTCGCTTTGCCTCCAGGTTCTGAATACAAGGCGTGAGAGGCTCTAGAATTTGATTTAATCTAGAATGCATCCTAGGATTCGGATTTCTTCGCGATGCTGTACGGCCGATCTGGCACGCCCTAGGGCGTACGCCTTCCCTATGGGGAGAACGAGGAAGGGTCCTTAGAGTCGCTGAGATGGCCTTTCTAGGCGATTTGGTAAATAGGGCTACCCTATTCCATTTGGACAGCTTCCCGTCAAACCTCCGCGATCTGGTGGCTTCTAACTTGAGACTCCGTCTCAAAAATAGTTAAAATTAGACATTTTTTTTACAATCTCTTAGAATCATTCTAAATAAGGATATTTTCGCAATTCTGTATCCAAATTGTGGGGATTTTACGATTCTCGGATCGTTTTTCGTTCAGCTCTTCAATGACTAGGACGTACTAGAACATTGGATACATGGCCTGTTCTAGGACGTATCCAAAAAATGGTGTCAGATCCAGGATTGTGACCGGTTCACCAGGAACTCTCCGACGATTTCTCCCCGTAGGAGCGCTAGGGCGTACATCCCAGGAATTGATCCCTGTATGTTAATAGGCAAAAAGCCTAATAGACAATAAGCCAAAAGCCTAGGGATAATAAGCCAAAAGCCTAAGCCTAAACGTAAAAATCCAGTTTCCACTTGGTACACTTCGTACACTTGGTACACTTCGTCTTGAAATTAGTCTTTTTTAAGACGCACGTATTTTGCTTGACAGCATCATAAAACCTTGGTCAGGGGTAGGGATGTCACCATCAAGAGGGATATGGATCTCGTCCCGAATACTCAGCGATCCTAAAATACGTCAACTCGACAAGCTGATCCTAGGCTACGTGCAGGGGTTCGGTGAGGAGAGCTGCTTTGCCAGTAACCGAGCGATAGCGGAGTTGTTGGGTGTCCAGCATCCTAGGAGCATTCAAAACAGAATCTCGTTCCTAGTTCAAAAAAAGTACCTCACAAAAATAGGATCACATAACTACCGAAAATTACACATAGGAGACAAAGTAAAATAATTATGAGCCTGTACTCAATGAATCGAATCCAAGACAAAAAAACAATAGCAGCAGTCCTAAAATGTGCTGAGGAATTATTCTCAGTCACTTCTAATGACCTAAAAAAACGATGCAGAGTCGAACCATTGCCGTCGATTCGAGCGGTGGTTTGCTGTGTGCTACGCGAATACGACGTGTCCGCCAGAACATCGGCTCCGTTGATAGATCGAGATCGCACTAACATCGAGCACTATTTTGCATCCCACGCTGATAGACTGACGGTAGACAGGGATTACAGGGACAGTTTTGAGGCGTTGTTAAAAACATCAAATGATGTACTGTAGTGCACTAAATGATGTACTGTAGTGCATCAAATGGTGCACATATAACTAACCTATAACTAAAGTATAACTAAATAGTACTAGTACCCTATGTGTTTTAGTACCTAAAATGATTAGTTTTTAAGTTAAAAAAGTTAGTTGAAGGTGAAGGTTAATCCAAGGTAAAGGTTAAGTTCCCCGTCGGGGGACGTAAATCCGTAGAGATTTTCTTTAAGTTTCCCCGCTAACCTATTAAATAACTGTAAAGTTCGCGTAAGTTCTTGACAGCGTAGCGTAAGTTGGCAGGGTGCAGGTCATGGACAAAAACACCAAGGAGGCAGTGGGAGCCGAAAATCCCACAGTATCGGGTCTGTTAGAACAGACTCTTCGGGCCATTAAGCCCGACACGCAAGTAGACTTCGAAGCCGCAATGTGGTTCGAAGAAATAGAGGCCAAGCAACGGGCAACCGTGGAAGACATGGCAGAATATTATGAGAAAGGGGCAATCTATGATCGCTGAAGGATTATCTAGGGTTACTGATCCCGTATCGTCAAAAGAAGCTGGGACTGAAACAGTCGCATCAGGAACGGCGAAGGATCATAGAAATCGAATTTTATCAGTGATGGGCACTGAGCCTTTAACAAATTGCCAACACGCACAGTTGGCGGGGTTGGCTCAGGATCAGACCACTAGGCGCATGACGGAGTTAGATAGATTAGGATTAGTACAGCGTGGACCGTTCGTTAGATGCCCAATTCTGGGCAGAAAAGCTGGAACTTGGAAAAGGATATAAAATATGAAACTAGATAAAAAAACTTACGGAACCTACAAGCCAGAGCTTCCGAACCTTAAACATGATGGGTACTGTCCCATCATAAACGGAGAAGCGGTTGGAAGATACCGTTATTTTTCAGTAGCAGAATCTGTACCTGCTCATAAAATAGTGCAGTACAGGGATCTGGAGAAGTTCGGTTACAAACAAACCGAAAAAAACTGGAAGGAGGAACACAATGCTAGACGTAGGTAGCGTAGTCACGTTTCGGTTACCTTCAGCGGACATCCCTAACGTGGGTCAGGTGATCCGCTTAAAGGAGCTTCAGGACTCCGATTACAAAGTCGAGGTCAGGGGGCGTAGCGGTCGCTCCCTCGTCCTAGAGAGTTTTCATGGCTCTCAGGGCATGATATGGCCGAATTACACCCATGCTGACACGTACATCGAAGGTGGTTGGGAGGCTCTCTGCGAAAAGCAGTTAGTTGACACGTACTATTTCGATGCGGTTAAGGCACGAGCTGAGGACGAAAAAAAGCGAGAAAATCGCAAGAAATCAATGTTTAAGGAGGATCATAATGCAGAAAATGGACCATTGCACATCAGAAAAATCCCTTGAGGAAGCCCTTGAGGAGTACCTAGAAGCCCGTAGTGAACAGATGTGGGAGAACCCAGTCCTTGTATCCCATTGGGATGGAGAGGACGTACTGTTCGAGAGTGGTCCATCGGACTTTTTTCGCAGTACTAGGCTGCAGAAGATGATAACATGGGACATAGAGGAAGACATCTGTGGCCCTTGGGAAACCGATGCTAGTAAGATCGTCCGTGCTGTTGCAGATGATTTAATTAAGGACTCTCTGTACGAGATGTCAGGATTCGAAGTTTATAGTTAAAAAAATGAGTACACCACAAGAAGTAAACCTCGCCCTTTCAGGGCAGATCGACGCTGTGATGCAGAAATATTTCCCTGATGCCAAAAAGCGTGGGAATAACTACGAGATGGGAGATCTCGACGGGAACAAAGGTTCCTCCTGCGGAGTTTTCCGAGCGAAGGGAGGCGTGTATCTGGCAAAAGACTCAGCTACAGGCGAGTGTATACCTATACTGTCCCTGATAGCCAGGAAGCACCTGAACTGGAAGGAGGCGTTCGTGGAGGCTAGGCGTATCTGCGGTCTGCATGACCTGAAACCAGCAGTAGTGGTCGAGCGTCCTGCTGTGGTTAAAGACAGCAGCACTGCTCTAGGACCGATGCGCGGAACGGAGGCGATGAAATACCTATCGCAGGAGCGTGGCCTCTCCGAGGCTGTACTACAGAAGTACGGAATCCGATCACATAAGCGGTACAGTTCAGTGAACGAGGATTTCTGGGCTGCTAGGTTCTATGATGCTGATGGGAACTACGTGATGCTTAAAAGCACAGGCGTCCTTCGGAACAACGGAAAAAAGGACATCTGGAGCACTAAAGCGTGGCATACTCTATGGGGGTGGGACAACGTGCAGGACAACGATAGGAGCATATTGATCGCTGAGGGGGAGATAGACGCAATGTCCTGGGATCAGATGGATGTAGGGATGCCGTGTCTGTCTGTGCCTAGTGGAGTATCGAACCTAGGATGGATTGATAACGATTACGAAGCACTGTCCCGTTTCGAGAACATATACATCTCGATGGATAACGACGAAGCTGGGCAGAGGGCGGCAAAGGAGATAGCTAAACGCCTAGGTTTGCAGCGGTGTAGAACCGTGCAGTACCCAAGCGACGTGAACGATGCTAATGATTTACTGCGTAAACATCCTGCCGATGCTCCTGCTCTAGTAAAAGCTGCGGAGTCCAACGATCCTCCTACGTTACGTACAGCAGCAAGCCTAGGATCCGACGTTGCGGATGAAATACACCGATACGAGTCCGAAAAAGCACACAATCCTTTCATGTGGCCAGAGCTACCGTTTCGATTGCGTGAGGGTGAGTTGGTCACATTAGGTGGTTACGCAGGTCATGGAAAATCTCAGTTGATGTACCAGATGGTACTGCACGAAATGGTGGCTAATAATCGCAGGGGATGTGTTGCATCGTTTGAGATACCTAGTTCGTCGATGCTGATGCATATGCTATGGATGCAGAACGGTAAATGCCCAAATCCTGACAAGATCGAGGATGAGGTGCAGGTTCTTGCAGATAAACTTTGGTTTGTGGAGTCCGAGGAGGGTGTGGACAACTCTTGGGAGAGCATAAAAGATGATTTCCTGTACGCTAACCGAAGGTACGGGTGCGATATATTTGTGATCGACGCATTAATGCACCTCACTGCTAAAGACGATTGGAATGGTCAGGCTCGTATCGCGAAGCAAGCAGCGAAGTTCGCATTAGACAACAGGGTTACTGTGATCCTGATTGCGCACTGCGATGCTAAGAAAGCTACAACAGCTATGATGCCAGAAAACGAGCACATTCTGGGAGGTCAGGAAATCGTTGCCTCATCTCACACCGTTGTGATCGTCTGGCGGAACGTAGACAAGGAGAAGCGGATAGAGGCTGGAGAACAGGTAGATGGACCTGACGGTAAGTTCTACGTGTCCAAGCAGCGGAACTCTGGTGTCCTCGTTTATAGGGATCTTTGGTATCAAAAGAGCCGAAGGATGTTTCACACTGATATTCAAAATCTAGAAAAATTAGAAAAAAATGAAGAAATGTCAGATTGGGACTTGACAGACTCTGATTTTGATGCCTTTTAGTACGTATGGATACCATAAAATCATTCGAACGATTCTCAGATCCTTGGGAATCAAAGTACGGGACGATGTACCCGTTCGCAGTGACCCTGGAAGGGTCACCTGATACCGTTTTTGCTAACGGTACTTCCGAGTCCCCTTGGTGGGCAAATGTAGGATCTATCGTAGAAACTGTAGATAAAGGAGAAACCAAGACGGGTAAGCGTAAGGTTAGTTTTGGAAAGCCAGAGGGTGTACAGCAGCCGACTCGCTCTACACCAGCTACACCAGCACAGGCCAAGGGAGCTGCTAGGGATCAAGCGATCTCACTAGCTATGATCTTTAAGATCGCTTCTGAACGCGGTGGTACTCCAGCTGAGTCACTGGACTTAGCCAGAGAACTCTGGGACTCATTTCAGGAGTTCATCGAATCTCCTACATCTGATAAAATTTCCTCTTCGGAAGAAGAGGCGTTCTGACGGTTACAATGCACAGCAAGGGGGTCTAGGTTTTTCATGTTTTCCTAGGCCCCCTTTTTTTATGAACAGAAAAAGAATTGAAAGTGACTTTTTGCCCACCGTGTACTTGTGTCAAGTAGGCGGTTCTTTTAGTTCGTACAGTAAATGGGTTCATTCTGAAGGTGCAGACATTGACATCGAGTTCGGAGACGAGCGAGGAGCTTGTTGGAGAAATGGATCGTACATTTTAATTTACGTTCAAGAGAACTGCAAAGCCGTTATTTCTCACGAAATTTTTCACGCAGTGAACTACACTCAAGAACACACTAGTTGTCCTGACGAAGAGTTCGGGGCGATGTGTACAGAATTCTTAGCCTCCAACTTATTATGAATAGATTGCTGATAATCGGAGACCTCCATGAACCTTTTTGTTTAGACAAATATTTTGCGTTCTGCAAAAAGCTGTACAAAAAAAAGAACTGCAACAGGGTTCTATTCATTGGAGACATTATTGACTCTCACTATTCTTCATTCCATGAGCAAGATCCAGATGGGATGTCTGCTGGAGATGAGCTAGACCTGTCTATTAAGAAGGTTAAGCGCTGGTACAGAGCATTCCCAAAGGCTGATGTAGTAATAGGGAACCATGATAGGATCGTATCCCGTAAGGCGTTTAGTGCAGGGGTAAGCAAGCGATGGATTCGCAGTTGCCCAGAGGTTCTAGGTACACCTAATTGGAAATTTCACGAAAGTATCCACATAGATGGAGTTAAATACTGCCACGGAGAAGGCAAGAAAGGCATCCAAAGGGCTAAGGCCGATATGGTTAATAACGTGCAGGGGCATTATCACACGGAGTGCTACGTGCAATGGGCGGTTGGTGACTCCTTTCGTGTTTTCGGTATGCAATCTGGATGCGGGATTGACCACGCAAGTTACGCAATGGCGTACGGAAAGCATGGCCCTAAGCCAGCAATAGCGTGTGGGTTTGTGGAGAACGGAGGTCGAAATGATCTTGATGAGGTTAGCGTTTACCCGATGGCATTATGAATGAGTTCGAGTACCTTAAAATAATGGTGCAGCCTAAAAGCACCTGCCAAAAAAAAGCTGTTGCTGCTGGCTGCTACGTTGGAGAGCAGTTCTTAACAGCCGCTAATTATTGTGAAAATACTGGTCAAGTCTGTGAACGACTAGACCAGCGAACAGGAACTAGCACGGAGCTTTGCAATTCCACTCATGCTGAGATCACATTACTGGACAAGCTCAAAGAAATAGATCTTTGCATGATCCCAAGCATTGTTTGGGTTTATGGTCACAGATACGTTTGTTCTGAATGTGCAGACGATTTGTATCAGTTCGGAATTAGAGAAATTAGAATTAGGGAACATTGATATGGTGTATAAAACATTACAAAAGCGTGGGAAAACGTACGGTAGGTTCGCTGACAACGCCGAGATAGCTCAACGGCTGAAGCGTGTTGTTCGCGATGGGGTAAAGTACTCCGAACTTCCGTTTGATGTATGCGAGGCTTTCGACATGATACTCAGCAAAATCTCTAGAGCGGTTACTGCGGATTATAAGCACCTCGATACATATGAGGACATTCAGGGGTACGCCAAGCTGGTTCAGGATAGGCTTAAAAAAGATTCTGATATGAAGTAAAAAAAGCTTGCATTCCAGAACTGCAAAAGCATCTTTAGTTTTATGTCTAAAGATCTAAAAGTAGAAAATATATCCGACGAACAAGTTAAGGATCACATGATCCAAGACCAGTTCAATAATCAGTCAGTTCTTGATATTCTTCAAGGGATGACTTCTAGCGCTCTTGTGAAGTTCGGTCACGATCTTGCTAAGAGAAACGTAGAGCGAGCCTGGGAGAACCTCACTGGGGCCGATATAGAAGAAATTAAGCAAGAGATTGTGAAACGTGTAGCTAAGTAGATATGCACTTCTATGAAAAAAACAGCGATGGGAATGTATCTCTAGTTGATTCCGTAAACAGTATTCCGAAAGCTAAGAAGCACGGGGGTGTATCTCCCTCAGTCACTGGCATTCTCTCTATCATGCCAAAGGGACTGTCGGGGTTCGACATGAACATCTGGAGAGAGAACAAGCTTATTGAGTTCACTAAGAAGTACCCAGACGATCCACCAGCGAAGCTCAAGGAGCGTCTATGGGGGTACAGGACAGACGAAGACGGGACTGAGATCACGTCATCAGAGTTCGGCACAAAGGCCCACGCGGGTCTAGAGGAGGCTCTAAAGCAGTACCAAGACGGATCTACTTACTACGGCCCGTACGAGAAGTACGCATCTAAGTTCATAGAGCACATCTCTAGTACTTGTTCCGCTCCAGTACATATGGAGCTATCAGTTCTAGATGATGAGCTTAACGTCGCTGGGATGCTTGATCTTATTTGCATGAACGATAAGGGGAAGTACGAGCTGTACGACTTCAAGTTCAGGAACGATAAGAACAAGAGCTACGACACTGACTGTTGCCAATTAGCTATTGAAGCTCAGATTATCTCCAAGCAGTGGGAACTTGATTACATTCCAGACGTGTTCAGCGTTGTGTTCGACTGCGAGTCAGCGGACATGAAAGTAAAGAAGTGGCCGAAATCTAAGGTGGAATGGGGCATTACTGCCTTCGAGAAGCTGAACGATAACTACCAGTTCTTTTCTGGNCTGAACTATGGCGAANAAGCTTAAACATAAAGAGATTAAGCNTTACAGAGAAGCAGCCCTTAANAAACAGAAGGGCATAGACCCTATATCTGGGTTGCCTATAACGGACCCCGTTTTAGATCACGATCATAAGACGGGGCACGTTAGGCAAGTACTCCAACGAGAGGTCAACGCTTTTGAGGGGAAGGTCATAAACGCTTTCAACAGGTACTTTAAACACCTAGGAGTTTCCAGGAAATACGCAGTAATTAAATTGGTTGAGTACTGGGGCCAGGATTATTCTGAGAACCCAATTCACCCCAAGCACCTAACGGACAAGGATAAGCTTCTAAGGAAGTACAAGAGGCTCCTGAAGCGCTCAAAGAGGGAGAGCACTAAGGAGAAGTACCGTAAACTTATTCTGGGCCTAAAATAGCTTCAGGACTTTTACTTCTTTCATCTGCTGATATAGTGCTCGAATAGATTGCAAGATCGTTTCGTAAGCTAGCAGCAGTTGGATCGTTTTGAGAAAATAATATTTTAATAGCGGAATCGGTAGCTAACGTTCTTGACATTACTTTTCCTACAAGTATCTGATCAATAAGGTAATCGGGGTTCATTTCCAAAACCGATCTATTTAAATGTTTCTCAGCCCCTTCTCCAATAGATTGAAGATGAATTCCTAATATTTTTGCTGATTTTTGTGGATCAGATCCTAATCCAGAAAGCCATCTATAGTAAAACCGAACTTTTCCTCCATCTGCCGTTAAAGCCAAATTGCTGTTCCCTAATTCTGTTGCTTTTTTGCTAAGCTTAGCATCTACTTGGGGTATCCTAGATACTACATCAGCGTACTTTTTTATATTAGATAATTTTTTAGCTCCGAACAGAGTTTTGTATTTATCGTCGTTTGTTTTAAGGAGTTCTATTACTTTTTTGCCATCGAAAAGGTATCCTGATTTTTGATTATTAGCGAATAATTCTTCGATAACTCTTGCCTTAAAAGCATCTCGTTGAAGATCTGAGCTAAATTTTGACAAGAATTCTTCAATAGCAGGACCGCTCACTTTTTGATTTGTTACGAACTCTGCCAACTTTCCTTGGTTTTTAAGAAGGGTTATCTGGTCGGTGGAATTAAATAAAAATTCTCCTAGATCCTTCTGTTTTTGTATTTTTTCTTTTGAAATAACTTTAAGTTGATCGTAAAGCAATTCAGACTCTTTTTTGCTTAATTTAGAAGCGTTGTCTAAAATATAGCGTCCCACGTCAGGCCCGATACTTCCTCCAAGATTATGTAACTCAGTCAGAAGTCCAAACATACCTTCGTACTGATTTCCAAATAACTTTTTTTGGAGAAGACGGTCTGCTTCAGTAGGTTTATAAATTCTACCTGAAGGCTTTCCGTTAAATGCACCATTTTTAAACAAGTAAGCACCCCTTAAAGACTTAATGTATTGTAGTTTTCCAGCCTCATCTTTTGCCTCATCAAATAACTTAATCGCTAAATCAAACTTTTCTACAGCAGCTCCTGAGTCATTTTTTAGTACGTTGTCTACTCCTGCTAAGCCTTCATGTGGTTTTACTCCCCGTCTTCCGCTTATATCGGTAAATTTATCAAAAGCTGGTCCCAGTATTCTCTCCCTCATTGGGTCCACTGACTTATTGTAGTAGGAATCCGCTTCTGTAAGGAGTTTTTTACCCTGAGAATCCAATGAGTTTAATCGTTCTTGTTTTAGTGCTTTATAAAAGTTCGTTGCTTCTAATTGCTTTCCTTCTTTAAAATTAATCTCTTTCCTAAGTCTATATAGTTTATTAAGGGAATCAAAATTCATATTCGCTGAAGAGAAGTTGGATGATTTTTTTAAGTCTTCGTAAGCAGTTTTACCAACTATTTCTAATGTAGGTGTACGCTTGATCTCTGTAGCGTAAAGCTCTGCAAACTGATTCATTTCTTCTAGGCTAAGTTTTTTCTCCATCCTGCTAAAGAAATCCTGAGCTTTAATAGGTTTCTTTGGAGGGTTGTTCCTAAAAGACGTTCTTACTGCTTGGTAGTTTTTGTCAGATATTTCAGATATTCTATCTTTTAGTCCTATTAAGGATTCGTTAAAAGGGTTGGATGTAGTCAATAAATCATCTTGTGAAAAACTGTATTCCCCATTGCTGGCTTTTAAATTTTGAATTTCTTGAACGTCTCTTTTAATAGCGTCACCTAAAGCGGTAGCAGCATTTAGGTCTACAGCACTTATTTCTGCGTCTAGGTATCTTGCTAATTGGACTTGATCTATAGCAAGTTCTTCAAGTTCTTTGTCAAAAATTTCTTTATTTTTAATAAGATACTCTGGATCAGATATGTGTTTCTGAAAATCCTGTAATCTTTTCATCATACCTGTAAGAAACAGTTGTCCAGAATCAGTGCTTTGCACAATGTTCATTGTTGCATCGCCAAAAGGAATATCTGGAAGCCTTAGATCTATGCCTTTTTTTGATGCTACTTTTTGTAAGTCAGACATTACCTTAGCTGTTCGTATAGAAAGTTGGTTTGGCGTAACATAGTCTACTGTGCCAGATTTTAATAAAAGCCTACCCCCCAAATTTCCCACAGCATTGCCTGCTAATCCAAGAGCAAAGGTCTTTGCACCTCTTTTGAGTGAACCATCGTACAGATTTACAGTACCTTGTTCTGCTTTTTCAAGAGCAGGATTCAGAGCGAACTCTCTGAAGTATTTATTAGCCGATTCTTGAACAATCGTCTCCACAGCGGGACCAGCAACAAATGCCACGGGCAGGGCTGACGGGCCCACGGTAGCTACCAATCCAACTTCTGCTGTTATTCCTGCAACCTCTGGTGCATAATCTATAAGCTCCGTAAAGTCCGCAATGCTTAACCCCTTTTCGTCTATTGGATTAAGAGTGCCATCTGGGTTAAAAACAAATAGTTGATTAACCCCATTTATATCTATTTTCTTAAGCTCACCACCACTTGCTATCTCTAGATATTTTTCCTTCTCCTCCTCAACAGCAGAAAGGTTTGCCCAAGTTCTTGTAGCCGCAGGTAGACCTTTACTAAGATCTACATTTTCTTCTGGTATTCCCAAGGACGCAGCTATTAAAACTTCCTTTGGTATCTGCTTTCCAGCGTAATCTCCAGTTTCAGGTCTTCCTCGACCAATTAGTTCCCTAGCTTTTTCTACTCGCTCAATGTTATACAGGGGAGTTGAGCTAGTGTATCCAAGGCCAGTCGGAATTGCTCCGTAACTCGTTGTTTTAGTATCGTACTGTTCTAGTACCTTGTTTGCTGCCCTAGATCGAATTTCTTTTGTTAAATTATCTTGTTGTTCGGGACTTAAACTCTGGAATATTTTTTTGAACTCTTGGGGAGAGTGATTAAAGTCAAGTTCTATTCCAAACTCTGGAAACATTATGGGAGTCGTGCTCATTACTTTAATTTTGTTCTAGCGAACCTTGTTCGCTATTTAACAACGATTTTAAGTTTATCTCCTTCTTTAACTATCGATACATTGTCATTTAGAGCACCTACCTGCACAGAATTGGGACCATCTTCTGGTATAGGTGTCCCCATGGGCCCTGAACCTTTATCAGACAAAGCGGAAGGATCACCATCAGGATTGCTAGTAAAACTTTGTTTAAAACTTTGAACATCAAAAGGTTTAAAGGTTTTTAAGTCAAATAATTCAAAACTAGGAGTTTGTCTTAATTGCTCTAACATTTCGTTCCTTGCTTTTCCTTGACTGTACCCCAAGGATCTTTTTAAACCGTATTCCCTTGAAGCATTGTCAAACCTTCTTGCTGCTGCTTCAGGAAGTTCTGTCATTATTCTTTCAAGACTTCCCTGTATTACTGTGAAATCAGCCAAAGAACCTGATTCGGTAAGTAACGATCCGTAGAAGTTTTTAAGCAATGTTAGCTCTGGCCCCGTCAACTGCCCATATCCAGAAGATCCGTCAGCAGAATTTGCTCTAGTACCTTGAAGAACAGAGTTAGCTATTCTTCCCGCTAAAGCTGATAGTTTTTGCTGGAAAGCTGATGCTCCCGTTCCCTTTAAAAGGGACGCGAAATAAGCATAGCCTTGAGCTATAATCTCAGGAGAAGTTCCTGTTAATTGACTAATCCTTTGTTTAAGCTCACTTGCGTCAACATCTTTCGTCGTCTGTTTAATAAGATCTATTTCTTTTTTACTCTTTGCATCATTACCTATAATTTCTTTTAGATCCACGTAAACATCTTTAGCTGTATTAACTATGCTTTCTTGTGTTATGAATTGATTGACAGTGTTAGACAATCCGTTTTGAACGCTTGCTATAGCGTCCTCGGTTTCGCCTTGCATTTTGCCTGCCTCCATAATATTCGTGTAAGCTTTTGATGCAGCACCAGTTGGGTTAAAATTAGTAATACCGAACTCGCTGGCAATTACGGGAACTGCGGCTCTTAGTTCTTCTGCGGAAACGGTCCTTCCCCTTACCCCAAACCTGTCTTCTAATTTTTGAGTCACAAGATTGGTATTTCGCTCCACAAGCTGCTTGTTTTGTACATTTAGCTGTTCCAAAACCCTAGCTTGTGCTTGAGTCTGCAATGAAGAGGCTTGCATATATTTTCCTAATTCTGGTAAAGCATTTTTTCCGTGTGCTTTATAAAAATTTTTAGGATCAACATTTCTTAATGCAGGATTTCTCTTAGCCAAATCTTCTAAGAATGGAGTTATTGCAGCAATGCCTCTTTTTTCTTCTTTTTTCTGAAGCTCCTTCTTTTCTTTGTCAGCAGCGAATTGCATGACGGTTCCAGCGAAATTTTGGAACGCCTGATCTTTCATCTGGCGAGCTTTAAGCAAATTTGTAATATCAGGAGTCATGTCCTGAACTGATAGTTGTCCGATTCTCATAACTATAAATCTCTAATTAGTTCAAATAAATCTTTATCAAATCGGGAATTGGAGTTCGATCCCACGTTTGAAAAATTGTTGTTAGAACGTGCCGTGTTTATTCCTAAATTCTTAAGAGTTCCCTGTATTAAGTTTGTAGCAGGATCTACTAAAAGAGGATCTACTATATTGCTTTTAAATCCAAAAAGGTCTTGCCCGTAAGCTTGAGTAAGAGCATTAAAACCCTGAACAAACCTGTTTGAATCCCCAGCTTCCCTTTGTGCTTCAAGAAGATCTTGGTTGAACTGGTTTTGTTGCTGCGCGGTGTCGAACTTCATTTTGTCCGCAAAAGAAGGCAAAGCACCTTCCATTGTTGAAGCTATACCTCCACCAAATTGAATACCTGGAGCAATGTTTGATGCGTTAATACCAGCGGTAATGAACGGTTGTCTGCGGTTGTACATCATCTGGTTCATGTCAATAGCGGATTGTGCTACCGCAGGATCAAACTGCCTTCCACCAGCAACCTGACTACCCATCAAAGAATCCATAACCCTTCTTTCTTCAGAAGGATCTAGGACAACACCAGCTTGAGTAATTTCTTGAATGGTTGGAACAGAGCCATCGTTGATGCCCACTGATCTCCCTAGTGACATTAGCTGTTCGTCTGTGTACTGCCGTGCTGCACCAAATAATGCAGAACCAACTCCCTCAACAAAAAGTCCGAGGTTTTCTGCGTATATCGATGCTGCCTCTGATCCCTGTTCTCTAAGAATGTTGTAGTACTCTTCAAGTCTACCACCCATTCCCGAAGACCCTTGCCCAGATCCTGATGGGTTCGTGTTGCTTTCGTTGTCCATTTCGTTATTTGTTTGATTTGATTCAGAAGTGTCGTTCGAAGATACCTCTGAAGATCCGTCCGTTACTGAATTATTAGCTCCAGCTTGATTTACGAAGTTAGATGATTCATCAAATGATGATGTACCTGACTCGTTTACCACATATGATCCAAAATCTGTAATTTCAGAAGGATCTTCTGAGCCTTGGAGGTTACTTGAACCTTCTTGGGCTTGGTTCGGGGTACTTTGATCGGTAGTACTTTGATTAGGTGAGTTCCTGAAGTTAAAAATTTTGCCAAGTGCGTCTTTCCCTGTATCCCCAAAGGCCTTAACAACATTTTGAACAAACGGTGTTAAAGTCTTATCTAATGCATCCGCTGTAATCTTTGAAAGAATAAAACCAGGAAGCAGTCCAAGGTTCTTTACTCCCGATTGAAGAATAAGTCCGTTTAAAATATTAGCTGGCATTTTAGACAACGCCTCGCGTATATTCTTAAAAAGACCTTGTTTTTCTTCTTCTGTCTCTGGGGCTTCGAACTTAGAGATGTCGAATGTGTCCTTGGAATCCTCGAAGTCAAAAGGACTAATAGTCGATGGTGGAACTGCCGAATAGTCCTCAATAGTCGAATTTCCCATCGGAATCGCAAAGGGGTCTATACCCAGTTCAGTATCTATGAAGTCATTATCGTATAATGCACCAAACCCGTACAGGTCTTCAATACCCGCATATTTGTCGTTTCCTCCCTCTATAGTCATTCTTGGGAGACTGTTTCCTCCCTCTATAGTCATCCCTGGGAGACGTATTGCTGAACCTACGGGCAATGAACTTGAATTATTTGTTGCCATTATGTTATCCTTCTAATGTTTGCACTCTAGTTTCTAAATCTTCCTCTTCTTCTGTCTATGATGTTGGCTCTGGAATTAGTGGCTCGACAATAACCTTACCGTTTTCGTCAGTCCAATCAGTGTCATGCATATGTTGGTCTTGACGCTCACCAACAACCATCCAGCTAATAGAATCTGTGCAAGTGTTGTCCTGTGCTTCAATAGTAAGGATGTTC